ACTGGAGTTACGCCTGAACTTGCTGCTTCTGGCGCTGTAGGTTTTTATTATCTTAAAGATGGTAAACTCACTGTTAGTGCTACAGGTGCTGAAATGAAAGGCGAGGGTGCTATCGTACTTGGTCGCACTTCTGCTGAGGGAGGTCCAGTAATTCTTCCTTTCTACAATAATCATTTTAGTTTCGTTAAGTCGAGTTATAAAGCCGCTAAGACTTTTGTAGCTGAATTTACGATTCCTGATGTTACTGTAATGGAAGATCATTCTGTTATCTTTATTAAGAAAGGTATTCAGTTTAACGAACGTGCTAATTGGACTGCTACTGTTCATGCTTATAAGACTTCGGAAACTGTTAACATGATTGCTAAGAAAATTGCTGATTATGTTAATAACAATCCTCTGCTTGGCCTTACTGCTGTAGCTGATGCTGCTAAGGTTACTGTTACTGCTACTAAACCAGGTGTAGATTACGAACTTGTTCCTGCCGACGCTTTGTTTGGTATGGAAATTACTTATACTACTCGTGGCGAAGCTGCACTTAACGATGCTGAGGGTATTAAGAAGCTTGCTGATATGGCCGCTGCTGATGCAGGTTTCGAATATACGTATCGTGATTCGTATGTATATCTTTATCCTAACTATCCTCTCGATCCTCTTGCACAACCCAAGAAAGCTGATTATGGATTTACGGTATTTACTTTGCGTTTTGCCGTTCCTCGTGCAACGAAGACTCGTGATGAAGTTGTTCATCAAATCGTGCAG